ACCAGGAATTGCCAGAGTTGGATTTGGTGAGGGCAATTTTGTTGCACTTGTAACGTGAATAGTATTGGCCAGCAATGTTAAATTAGAACTTAGTGTTGTGGTATTTGCAGTGGCAATACGATAAAATGTATTGTGCGTATCGTCCATTCCGCTGAATATTCTAAATGCATAATCATTTGTACCCGGGGATACATTTGAAAATACTTTAATAGTTAAACTATCAAACATACAGCCCGGGACTAATTCTTCCGGAGCATGGCTACTAAAGACTGTTATATATCCGCCACCATCAACAATTATTTCACTAGGATCAACTCCCAGTGTATCTGTATATTGACTTGAAATAATTGAATCAATTGTGCCGCCTATAAAAGTATTTCCGTCAACTATTACGCCAGGGTATGCAATACCCGGAGTAGTAATTTTTAAATCTATGTTACCATTGTATGCAATAATACGATCACTTGAATTTGTAAATGTATCTGCAGAAATAGTCGACACATACGAGATTGGGAATGTAATGTTAGATGATATTGTATGTGTATTTGATAATTTATACAATTTATCTTGCATAACAATAATTGAATTTGTACCAATCACTTGCCCAACATTGGAGCTAGTTAACGTATCCCAGAACACAAATGTATTTGGATTTGTATATGTAGTACGATCAAATTTAATGTCTGTCCTAATACTTCTAACCACATTGTGGCCATTATTACTACCATCATAAATGTTACGTAATATTGCACGGGCTCTGGCACCGGTACCAGCACCGTTTATAGTAATAGACGGAGTAGAAGTATATTCTTTACCTGGATTTGTTATTACAATATTTGTTACACCGCCGTTTTCGTTTAGCACAGCATAGGCAGTGGCACCACTTGAGGCTGCTCCTTCAATAACAACTTGTGGAGGTACTATATACCCTTCTCCGCTGTCTTCTACTAGAATATCTACTATTTTATATTTGTAATTACTGTGCCATTGTGAGTATATTCCGCTAGTCAATAAAGCAGAATCGTACGGTTGCTCACCGCTTGGGCTTCTATACACTTGTAATACTTCATCCCAGTACGACGGCAAATCAAAGTCTGTAATATCACTACCGTATGTATCGTTACCAATATAGTCAATAACAAACTCTCGCACAACAGAACGATATGGTTTAACTTCTTCTATATAGCTTAGGTAGAAACTTTGGTTGTCAGGAATATAACTTGGGAATTCTTCTAACTTACGAATACGCTGTATTGCGGTAATAAAGCTAGTTTTAAATATCCAATCAAGATTTTTTTGTTCTGATAAAATGTACTTAATAGTAGTAAAAAACACTTTGTTAAATTTATCAGCTAAGTCATTTATAAATATTTCATTTTGCAATGCTGTTAAAATATTACGTAATTCTAAGCCCGGAATCACACCAGTACTAAGTTGAACAGTACCAGCTTGTACTCCAACAAGTTCTAGTATACCAACAGTATTAACATAATACACAACAAATTTGCCGTTACCAGCATCTAATACTAATATATAGGTATTTGGTACTAACGTTAATTTACCTAAATCAAGTTGAGTATTAACTGTTACATCCGGAGTTGATGTTGGATCGTATGAACTATCGTACCAATCGGCATACGACCAGTATAAATTAGTTTTATATGCTTGTATACGTGATAATACAAAATTCTTTGTAGAATTCAACGTATATATTGTCCATTTGTTTTGTTTTGTAATATCGCTTTCAACTAATACTTTGTATCCCACTGCCAAGGTTGTGGTATCTAGATATGATAATTCAATATTATCTGTTACTGCTTCGTTCCACTCTCCTGTACCGGCTGCTGGCGCAATTTCTTCGGCATTTAATGTTGTTAAAACTTTACGCTCTACTACAGGATAATCTAGTAGGTATTGATTTGCTAAAAGTAAATAATTTAGTAACGCCAATTCTTTATCTACTACCATAGTTTGACGCGGTCTAATATCTAGTCCGTAACGTTGACTAACTGGTAATAATGGATCTGGCACAGCGTTTCCGGCACTATCAATTCCAGCAATACTATCTACTAACTTATTAAGTATATTTGGTGGTATACGGCTAGCTGGATTTCCTTCTTGTACTAATGCATATTCGCTATGAATTAAATTTGTGTCTTCTTTATGTGTCGAGAAATGTGCTACACTATTTTGTCCAATTAATTTGTCTGTTATGTTATATAATGCAATAGAATTATCTTTCATTACTGCTGCATATGGCACATTTTGACTTTGCGGATCTTTAATTACATTTGTTAATCCAATGATACTATTAGTTTTTCCTATAGATGTAGCAACGGTGTTTATACCAGTTACCCAAAAATAATATTTAACATGGACTGATCCGGATTCGGTTACGTACCCATACGTACTATACCGAGAAGTACTATTGTTAGCATATAACGGAGTACCTTCACCACCAAATTCTACATACTGGCTTGGACGAACGTTACTCTCTACCCATTGGTATACATCGATACTACTTCCCGGAAATAATTTCCCCCAATTATTTAATCTATAAATTAGAGGGCCTTGCTCGTAATCTATGTATCGTGCAGTATCAAGATTCCACCAAATTTTTCCAACTTGAGTTGGCCCCCAATGGTAATCGGCGCTGGTTGCTGTGGGGCCAACATTGTACGCTGCAGGATCAATTGCACATTGGTAATCAATGTTTTCTGCAGCAAAATTTAATAATTTTCCTTTTGCGTGATCAACATAGTCAAGTGCGGCTAAAATGTTATTATCTGTTTTATTAAAAATAAGTATTCTACCAATGCTATTAGTATCTACTTTAGGCTGTTGTTCACGAGTCATTGTCCATGCAGTTGACCCTGTTAGATTATTAAACAGGTAAACTGTACCACTGTTGGATGTTTTAATTGCTAAGTTTGCATATCGTTCATCGTGTCCCGGTGCACCAACAACAATTACATTGCCAACTATGTCTACCGCTGTTCCATATAAATCTTGTGCAAGTAGTTGCGATTCAAGTTGCTGTGTGTATACATAGTGTCCCACTGTGTTAGTAATAGTACTATCAATTAGTGGTTCAAAAATATATGCGGCACCGGATGCAGTTACATGATCTACAAAGTTAGTCGTTGCTGTATCGATCACAGTTAACTTATTATCAAATATTGTTTCTTGGCTTGCCGACGATCCTACGCTACCTACCACAACAGATTTTGAATTATTATTAACACCAATGCTGATACCAAAATTACCAACATCGTTATCTGGATGTCCAAATGATTGTTTAAATTCGTATAAGCCGGTGGATGTATTCAATACATGGCGCTCAACTGCTCCGCCTATATAGCCGGATGTAATTGTCCCCGGTGCTCCAACAAATAGATTTCCTCTACTATCAATATCAAAACCTGTACCAAATGCAGCCGATTGATTCTTAACTGTTGCTGATATAGTTTGCGACAATGTTACAGTATTTCCGGACACGGCGTATACATAGACGTTACCAGCATACGTTATATTGCCTGCTGTGGCGCCAGCGGCACTAACAAAGAGAGTTGTGCCATCATTGGAAACTTTAATTAAATTTCCAAAGTCTTTTGCAGAGCCAGTTGCCGAACTTGTAACTTTAGCTGCCCATTCGTATTGTACGTTTGCCCATGCAGGATCAGCTAAACGTGAACTAGTTTCTGTCACGTTCATTGATAAGTTTGCAAGGTCGCGGAATATATTACTACCGGACCCTGTAGTAAATGTACCAGATATAGTACGCAACGAAATAACGTTGCCAGTTGATGCGCTAACTACTACACCAGATGCACCTCCACCACTATATAATGTTTCTGTTTGTGTGATAATATTACCAACATATACTGTAGCATTAGCCACTGTACGCAAGAATGTACATACTTCCGGACGATACATTTCAACAATGTTATTTCCACCAACATAAATTCTGCTTCCGTTGTCGGTCATTGAAATACTTGCTACATTACTTGCTACATTTGACGATGACAATGTTTGAATAACTGTGATAGTATTTGACTCGTGTCTATATAATGTAACATTAGAAGCCGATCCGATTGCTAATAAGTTTCCTTGCGATTCTATCGTAGTGCCAAACTTAGATTCGCTCTTTGTTATGTTTGCTCCAATTGCTGTTCCTGTAACAATTACATCTGCATATACTTTATTGTTGCCAGGATTGCCTACATATACATATTTTTCATTACTACTAATACGTACTGATTTACCTAGTGCTGTTCCTGCTGCTTCGTAGTATTGTGTTTCTGGCGACAGTCTGGCCCACGGTGTATTAAATGAATATACTCCCCATCCGTTGGATGTGGCATGGTCAATCCATACTTTATCGTTTTCTAGCCAGCCTGTACTCGGTGCGGCAGTATTAGCGAATGTGGAAACTGTTGGTAGTCGAGCAGTTTCCAATGAATATACTGTGCCAGTACCAGTAATTGATCCGGCACGTATTAAGTACTGGAGTGCGCTTGGTTGGCTCGGTAACAATTGCTCATTGCTAATTTTAATTAAAACAGATAATGGATTTGGCGTTCCGATAACCGTATAGATACCATCAAATTTTGTATGAAAGTATTTCATTACAAGAGAATCGCCAATTTGATAAGGGTGTTTTTTATTAAATGTTAGTACAGCATTAGAATCAAGTGAATATAATAACTTGATAGCAAGTACCCGGGTTTCTGTTACTCTAGATATATCCCATTTATTTTCTGAATCTTTAGCCACCCAAATTTTAGATCCGCCACCCAATGAGCTCACTGATCCGTTAAAAGTTTTTAAATCAAATATAGTATAGTCTATATCGTCAATACTAGCATATCCAGTTGATGGGATATCCGACATATAATAGTCATATTTGCGATTACTGTATAACGATGTTGTTGTAGTATATAAATTACTTGAGTTATAAACATTTGCCAATGTTAAATTAGCAATTACGTTACCAGTACTGTATGTGTCTTGTATACTAAATGCAGTTACTGGGCTATTCTTAAATGTAGATTGATCAAGAACATACTCTGTAAATTGATTACTATTTGTACCACCGTATGTTCCGGCCTTAAATGCCCACTCCTCAAACATAGTAATGTTACCATTTATATTATTGAAGTTTGCTGATGTAAGCGCCGTAATAGCATTTAACGATCCTTTTTCTTTAATATAACCTTGATAAAATTTTGTTTGAGTAGGAATACTAATACCTAAATCTGTGAGGTATTGTCGTTGTCTAAATCCAATTAAACCAGCACTATATTCTTGAAACGTTTCGTTACTTGGCGGGTTATCTACATCGTATATATTATCAAATTGCGAAGCATTTAAACTAAAGTTTTGTAGCAAGCCCGTTTGAATTTCTGACTTGTCTATTTTTGACCACATTGTGGAACTGAATGTATTTGCCGCTGGGATACTTTGTATTGCAGTATAATATAAATTATTGTATATAACTAAATCGCCAGTGCGATAATCTTGTCCCGGAGTCCAGACCGGTATACGTGGATTGCTATAGATATATCCCGGTGCGCTTAGTGCGCCGGTCCAGTCTCCCGACTTATAGCCACTTAATTTTAATCGGGCTTGGCGGGTACCTTGCGATGGAATATATACAATATCCCCAAAGTCGCTTACGTTATCAAATATTAATACATGCTCAAATTGAACTAAGTCTAACTTAGCAAAACAAATACTAGAACCGTTAAGCGTATTAATTTCAAACGCATTACCAATTGGAGATTCAGTTCGTGTAATATTAAAATTATTGTTTTTAATTGGGATAAAATTTTGGTCTAAAATTTTGTTCCCGTTTGGTAAATTTGTAATTTCATCGACAATAGCGCCAGTTGACCGCAACGATAATTTTGTGGCTATAGGGTTTAATACAATAACAGTACCAGGTGCCCAACCTTGTTGTGCCCAGTATAACAATTCCTTGGCACTTAATGTCCAGTTCTGTTCTTCTTGTAAGTCTTGTTCAAATCCAGTAAACATAAAGCCAAGTGCGCGGAGTCCTCGCTCATAACTGATAAGAAAATCAACTAACTGTTGAACTAATCTAAATTCGGTCCCATAAGGTACTGTATATGGTGAATCAACTGCGTCTTGATATATTTTTGCCGATAGTCCGTTAACTGTTATAACTTCATTTTTATTATTTAGAATGCTCGGATTAACTATAAAGAACGGAAACTCTTGATCATATCCTGATACTGCATACCCAGTTAATGTTTTTTCAACTATAACTGCACTATAAGTAACGTGTTGTGATGGTACTGATTTATTTAAATAAATTTTATAATTTGAATCTGGTATAATTACACTTGGGCTAGTAGATCCCGGTGTTGTTTGCTCAGCTGTTACTGTTAATAATTTATAATCAGTGAATCCATTTACTTTGTAATTTAATTGTACAGAAAATTGAGAAAAGTATGATGATAATTTTGTTGACGGGTCAATACCAAAGTTTTTAATGTAATCGCCTATCCAATTGATATAACCACTTGTACGGTGAATAACCGAGTCAACGGTGTTACCATTTACTTGTAATAAGCCAGGATTAACTTTTTGATTATCTACTGTTGTAAATTGTCCAGTTAACTTGCTTGATGCAAATTTATTTGTATCTATTTGTGTACTGAAATATTTTGCCGGCGTCATTAATGCAAGTACTAATTGTAGTGCATACGGATAATCGCTGCTGGCATACCATGCTGTTTCAGTTGGTCCAAATTGACCAACTAAAAATTTACCAGAGACACCGGATGTATTTTGTTGTTTAATCAATGGAATTTCTGCTGGTGATAATAAATTACCAGCTGTATCTACCGGAACAAAATTTATTAGTCCGGGTCTTTTGAAGCGAATGTCGGTATATGAATCTCCGTTATTCCATATATACCCATTTTCAAGATCGTCCCACAGTAATAAATTACCACGTGTATATGGAGCGGGACCGTAACGAGTTTCCCACCAAATTGGCTTCGTTGTTTGTCCAAGCATTTCCCACGGTCGTAGATGCGGACTGTCTGTATCAAACCAATATTTATATACCGCTCTCCAACTTCCTTGGAGAGGTGTGCCATCAATTATGTCAATTGTATTATGATAATTCCATGTCCAAGAATTGTTAATATCAAACGATTTATTGTTTCGATAGTCAATTTGATTGCTGCCGCACCACTTTAAAAAACTCTTACTTACAATTAGATTATACTCTTTAAGAGAATATGCCGATGTTCTGAAACGACCCGGTAAAAAATCAAATCTATCAATTTGATTTTTACTATAGTCTGTTTTTATATTATTAAAGATTCGTTTTTCTAATTCAAGTAAAAAATGATCTCTAAAATCACCAAACGCCGGTGTACGAGACCCATCGTGACCACGTATTACATTAATTGGCGTTTGATATGTATTGTCTAAATAAATGTCTGGTGTAAATGTTGGGTACAATCCTAACTTTGATGGAGTTTCTGGTATGTAGTTTCCGTCAGTGTTAACATAGTCTCTAATTTCAATTTTAGAACCAACTGCTTTTCCAGATGCAAAAACAATAGTAGGAGTAATAGTACTAAAAACATAGTCAGTTCCTACTCGTTGTTGTACCCCGTTAATATACACTAACACAGCACGGTTACTCGGTGAAGTAATATTAAAAATAGAATTTATTTCATAGTTGACCTGACGAGAATTTAAAACCGTATAAGTTGTTGTGTTATAATTTTTACCTTGTGGTACCATGTCGCTGTAGTACCATGGGAAACTGCCGTTTTTTACAGCATTAATAGCCAATAATATTGTATCAACACTGGTAACCGGATCATTATAATCAAGTCCGGCAATAGTCGAACATAGCCCAATGAACTTGTTTTTAAATTTTGAATATTCATTTTTTGCTAATTCAATGCTATTAACAAAATTAACGTCTGGGTCAGTTAAAAACGACATTGCATATACCAATGGTGCATTATGCTGTAATAATGTGCCAGACTGTCTTTTTAAATAATTATCTTGCGGGGGTATATTACCAGTAGAACTAACTGATGTGTTTTCAATTAATGTGTTATAGTGTGTTCTAATTTGTCCCAGTGTAACCGAATCAAAATTTTCATTCAATGGATTAAAATCTAAATTAGCCGGAACCTTGTAATGCCCAGTGGCACTAACTTGATCACTAAACACTTCTATATCAATTTTGTCCCCTTCGGACAACATGTCAGTGAATACTAATACATCATATATGCCATACTTTATTAATTCATATTTGCCAGTGGACAACAATAGTTTATTGTTTATGTAAACTTTTAAATGTGGTACTGTTTTTTCTACAGTCGGCAGCACGTCAAGTTGTACAAATGCTTTTTCTACGTCATTTATAGTTATTATTTTGCCATCAAAGAAACTAGTGAATAATTGAAATTGAGAAGTGCTCTCAATATCTTCTATCCAATTATTTAATTTAGCGTCGGTTGTTGACTTTACAAGATATCCGGTATTACTTTCTACTGTTATTGTTTCTCTATTACTAACATAAGTAAATTTTTCAGAATCATAATAATTCTCAAAAACAATATCACCAATATTATTAAAAGTACGGTAAGACAAAGGAAATCCTAGTAATGTGTCAGCAGTACCATTACCGTGTTTATACCCAAAGAACTTAGTACCCACAAAAGTACTGTCAGGATAGACAGTTGTATCTGCAAAACTATAACCATTGGCGTCTACTAAATCAAATAGAGGCTCTTGGTTAACATTTGTTTTATCTTGACATTGGGACCAAGTTGCCCCGTTGTATACAAACGAATGCCCAGCGTGTAATCCATTGGTTATTAGTACCATCTCAGTTGCTGAGATTGGATCATCTTCTGTTTTTACTAGTGTTAGATATGTTCCTGTTCCTGTAATTTGTACCGGAACCACTTCATACACATTATATTTTACACTGATGTCATAATCATTTGCAAAAATAATTCTATCACCCGATGCTAATGTATAACCATCAACTTGTGCTGTGGCTTGCCCTTCAACGTCATTAAATGCGTCTGATTCTGTAAATGTTATATAATCAACGGTGTGTTTGGCTAATTGACCAAATTGGAATAACTGTAGGTTTGGTTCAAATTCAATTATAGGACGACGAGCCGATAAATTATCTCCGTAATTTGCAGTTGTATTGTTATAGTTTGCTGTTGCTACAATTGCATCTTTGTGGAACCAACGATTATATCTTGACCATGGATTTTGATCTTGGCTTGCACGATTGATAGTAATATAGTCAACTACTGTATCTATATTTTCTCCGTAAGGCTCCGGATTTATTAATTCATCTGTTTTTATTAACGCTATGCTAGTACCCACGCCATCAACATAGTAACTGTTACCAGCATACTTAGCAGGTATTACAGTATTATCAAATTGAACTTTTAACCCGTTAGTAAAAATTATGTTATTAGGACTAGTATATGCTACTTTGCCAAGTATATCTACGTTAACATCAACTGTCGATGTTGCGTTGTTGACTAACTTAATTTGCCCAACAAAACTTGGATCTGTTTCGTCTTGGTAAAAGATATAATCACTGATTGACGTAATTAAAGGTACCGGTTGGAATTGATAGTTATTGTCTACCCAAAATTGTTGTGAAGCATAAATTTGTCCGGATCCAACAAATACTCGTTTTAAACTGCTTATTGTTGTGTCTGGACTAATTTGTACCAAGTAATCGTTATCGTTGTCAACTGGTATTAAATTAACTTTCCACGAACTTGTTCGAACTGCTGATCCAATTATATCACCCGGTTGAACACTTGATGTATTAACCCCGGTAAACACAGGCGGAACAATTGGTGTTAACCAATATGCATCGTCCCGATCGTTGTTTATAAAAATAAAAGTTGCATTCTGCAACAACGTTGGATTGCTAATCCCATCTAACCCTGTTGGAAAGTTTGCCAATACATCGCTTAGTAACTGATTTTGTATATCAGTGTAATGCATAGTTACTGCCGCATTAACCGTCGCACTAATTGGCATTGCTGTATAAAAATCTTGTGCTGAGTCCAGTGGAACTTTAAATGTTACCTGTCCCACATCAGTTCCGTTATTGGTAACACCAAACACCTGTCGAGTACTTACTGTTGGGACATTGGGATTTACTCCCGACACGCCCGGCAAACTTTGAATCCAAAACTTATTACCAGGCTGATTAATATTAAAAGTATAGGTGCCGCCTCGTGCCAACGTTAGCTGTATATTTGGATGTGTTCCTGTACCTGTAAATACATATCCGCCCACTGATGTATTTCGAGTAACTGTATAGGTATTTCTATAAGGCACGTTAGACGCCGAAACAGTTACTGGATCAGGACCGTCCGGTAACCAGTAGTAGTTATAATAATTTACAAACTTATCGTAATCAAAATGTCCATCGTAGCTGTAACTCTGTGACGAGAATAATCTTTGTTGATTGTTTGTCAATCCGCCATTACTGCGAATCCCGTTTAATAAATCAGTGAACCCTGCATTAAATAGCACATGATTATCATCATCAGTTATAACTACACTAGGTTCAAGTTGATAATTTTTTCTACGCGGCGTTGACTCTGGCAAATAATTATCGTGTGCTTTATATGTACTACTAAATGTTCTACCAATATATCCATTAATTGGAAAATTACCAGCTGGTTGAAATAGCTGATCCATTGTAGCGCCAAGAAACCGTTGGTTAGTTGATGATCTGAAAACCTCTGGTAAAAAATTAATAGTGTTAATTAAAGACATTAAAACGTACCTTGTAGTGGGTTACCGAGATTTAACTGTGCCGCAGTAACAGCCGACACAACATCAATATCGTTTACGGTTGCCGCGGATGTAATGATTTCCCACGGTTCTGAATTTATTTGAAAATAATTTCCAAAGACTAAAGAATTGTCAGCTGGAATAATTAGAACACTAGAAATATTTGGGGCCAATGTTGCATGTAGATATGCTGCCAATTCACTAAAGTAAAACTTATCTCCAAAATCCCAATTGGTTGGATCAAAATATATGTTAATAGCAGAGATAACTTGTGTTTTTATTTCATTATCTGTCATGCCTGTTGCTGTATTTTTTACAACTTGGAATCGAGCACGTACGGCTGGATCAGCTTTTGGTCCAAACAAAGGTTTAAATTTTGCTGAGTTGTATATAATAGAATCGCTAACAGCTTTAAAATTATCTAACATGCCATACGCTGTTTCTAAACTGCTTGCTGTAGGGGGTGTAGGCTCAGATAATTTTCCAGTTAAGTCTCGCAGCCAATTTAAATACGATGATGAAAATGCCGATGTTAACACGTATAAGTCAATTATATTAGTCGGAGTAGGGTCTATACGATTTCGTGCTGGCGAATTATGTTTATATTGAAAATATAATCCATCTCTAGTTGCGGAGCCATTGGCCACTACAGAATATAAATCGGGATCATCTGGAACATTTTCAAATTGAGTTGATGGGCTTTTAATTAATACATTTCCTGTGTCAACATAGCCATCGGACTCTGTAATGGTGTTATAGATTTGCCAAATTGAATCAGCAGTCAACGATACGTTGGCGCCCGGTTTAGTGTTTATTTTTAAAATTTTAATAGAATCTGTTAGCGTACGGCCAGTGACAGAATTATATACACGAGTTGCTGGATCAAAATAAAAGCTAGTACTTTCATTGCTGCCAAATACATACTTAACTATTTTATAATCAACTTGATATAAATTTTGTACATACCTAAAGCGTATCAACCAATTGGTACTACCAATTGCCGACGGAGGTACATTAACCCATACTTGTGTTGTTTGATTGTAAGTCAGACCAAAATCAACTTTAGCCTGTATTTGGCTCACTAGCGTTGCTACCACTGCCGATGTCAAATCGTTTTTGTAAACAGGAATAATACAGTTTTTTCCAAGTAAGTCAGCATCGCTCAGTACTGCACCAGTTGGTACGTAAGTGCCAAATGTTATTAAGTTTGGTGTTGTAAAATTACCACTTGAAATTGTTCCAGTTACCGCTGCACAAAAAGTAAGCGAGTCGCCCGGTGACAACGGAAGACCAGTATTTAATGTATGTTCCGAAGTAAAGTAAGTACCAGTGTTTGCTGAAAATCTCAAACTTGCACCAGGTGCAACATATTGTAAATTTCCACTAATGCCAGATCCAACTGTTTGTGTATTTCCTATGTTGCCATATGTTAAATATCCAGTACTACTTACAGTTGTATTACCAACTTGGTTAAATGTAATGTTTGCATACGGGCTATTATAGCGAGGGTACATTGCATAATAATAATTTTGCATTTCTGTTGAATTTATAATTGGTATAATAGTATTATAAATTGCTGTATAGATATCGTTGGTGTTTACAAAACTAAATGTACTACTTCCAGTAGTAACAACATTTGATATAATTCCGTCGTCACCAAATATATTTGTACTTGAATAACTGCCAGTTGGGTCAATTGCATCAAGATACATGCTAACACCAGAGCTAGTACGATTAACTGCTTTAACTTTTTGTATACTATCAAAATTTGTGTGTGGGAAGATATTATAATCTTCTCCAGTGATCATTCTATTCTGTGTATAATATTGTTGGGGTGCTAAACTTTTAATACTTGATAAACTTGGAGCTGCATTAGCATTAGTAACTGTATACTTTAAACTAGCCGTTACAGATAATGTTTCAAGTGTATTATTTTTACTTACATAACTAAAAGCAATATTAACAGATGCCATATCGTCTGGGGTAATGCTATATGTTACACCATTGCCTGTGCGGTAAAAAAACATAAATTTACCACGCGGCATATTTGCAAAATTACCATCACCAAACACTAAATCAACTTGGTCGTTGTTTTTTGTATTAACTTGATATAAATTTTTCTCCGTTAAATTATTAAAGATTACATTTATGCCTGGCAATGCCGGGACCGATGTCCATTTAGTTTGAGGTATTCCGTTAACATCTAAAGAATATAACCAAAAATCCGAGCTTGTTATGTTAGATGTGTTAACGCCAACAAAGTTATTTGGTATAACATTGGTAATATTAAATTGCGTAGAGCCCAATGTACCTTGCTTAAAGAAAACAAAAAATCCCGTATTGTTACTACCGTTTCCGTTATTATCGTTTCTATATAAAATATTAAACTGACCCGATTTAGTAGGATCATCTTCGTATATATAACTTTGTCCCACTGTTGTTGCACTAACCGCTTCAAAAGTAACCGCGGTATCTTGCAGTCTTGATGAAAATTGTGCAACCGGCAAAGTATTTGGATCTAGTGCAATACTATATTCGTCTGTTTGAATATTATTAATTTTTTGGCTATTGCCTGGTTTTCCAATTGTTTCACTAGTAATTAACGATGCATTGACAATGGTTGTAAATTGCTCAAGCCAGTTGTTATTTGTTAAATCATTCCAGTGAATCACTGTATTTGATAAATTTGTGCCGTTACTATCTAGCAAACTTTCTGTAGTTCTAACACTATCAATTTTTAATAGGCCGCTCGCTGCTGTAGTACGATGAGGGTTGTAACTCAACATACGTGCTAATTTTAAAATACTGTCTCGGCGTTGTGCGGTATCTATAAAAGTTTCACGTGCATTTAAATCTGTTCTAAAAGCTAAACTTTGCCCTAAAAACGCAATCATATCTATTAATGCTAGATATTCTGAACTTTCAATAAAATCATTAAACGTTTCAGGATAATACGTTTTAATGTAGTTAATCATTGACGCTCTCAGCGTTTCAAAATCATAGCTGGTAAAATCTGCGTTTGTGAAAGTTTGATAGATCTTTGTCCAGTCTTGCTGAACTAAAAGATTTGTCTGACGAGTTGTTTGGGCCATATGTATGTTTACCTATATAATGTATTTATTAGGCAAAATAATATGGTCTGTTAATTAACAAATAATTTGTTGGTATTGCGGTCAAACGCCATGCTCAACGTTTCTGTTTGATTATCAGGAATATATGTCAGTGTTAATTGTATTAAAAATCCAGTATCTTGCTCTATTACTGCTACATCGTTTGCTACCAATCGGGGGTCGTATCCAACTATTCTAGATATATCCCGAGCTATTATATCTCGAGTACCTTCATCCAACGGTTCAAATAACATACCCCATATAATTGTGCCAAAATTAGGGTTCATTAACTTTTCGCCTTTGCGAATATTAAAATAGTTTGTCAGATCTTGCTTGACTAACTCAAAGTCAGTTACTCTGTATTTTTTAGCATTTCGTAACGTGCTGAATCCGCGATATATAGTCATACTGTATTTATCGGCTTAAAATTGTAATAGCATAGCGGCCACTATTATATTTGCTTGCAACTTCTCCAGATCCCACACTATAATATCTCCAAGCAACTGCACCGGACCCGTTAACATTGTTACTAGTTGGGGTCGTGCCAGCTCCAATTTCCCACGCAGCATACAGCATTCCGGCTACTACATCTGCAGTATCTGTGTCAACTATGCCGCCGTTTTGTAGCAGTGATGTATACAAATCATATAATATCTGAAATGCTAAATGTTCTTGACTATTTGTACTTTGCAAAAATCCTCTTAGACTTTCTACGTTATAAATGTAATTTGCATAGGAATTTGTATTTTTACGTATAACAACTGACCGCCAGCAATGTTTGTAGTTTATACAGTCAATCCCGTATAGACGATTTGAGTCCTTTGCAAGAAGACCGTAGTCCTCTAATGTTTGTGGGCTAATTTGATATCTACCTAATTCGTTCTTTGGTCCAATTTTTGTATAGTCCCAGTTGCTTACATCGTAGGCTATTTGAGCAAGTAAATTTTTAATTTGAATTGATGATAGTTTATCAATATTAGCCCACAGAGGGGGAGTAGGAGGGGCGTCTGCTTTATTAAGCCAACTTTCCGGCACGGATTCAGGAACCGGAAATAATATTGCTTGTTGTAGTCCAATGTCCATTATGTTTTTGGTGCCGGTCTAACCCAGGGCTCGTGTCCCGGTACTACTGTGCAAACTGATAATGCTGCGGCGCCATTGGCATTCCAATTAGTGCCAGTAAAACTTGCTTCAGGATGTGCTTTTGGAATTGATGGAATAGGAGGAAGAGGTGTTGGTATACTTCCGCAGTTTAACCCAACTGTTGCTCCATCAATACTTACTGCGCCAAGTGCGCCTACTTTTAACATCGCGCCAGCTTGCAAATTTACTATACCTAGTCCAGTTAAACTTAGTGCTCCGCCTGCCTTTAGCGATGCAGTTCCTAGTGCTCCAATGCTAACGTTTAATAAACTATCAATTTTAATACCCATTGATCCACATATTTCAATATTCATAGCATTCATTTTAATAGCACTATCACTATGAAAATTCATTGGTCCTTTACTACGCATATTGATGCCAGCAGCGCCGTATACATTAATTGACCCATCGGCACTAAACTCCATCCATTGATTGCCGGTGGCGCTGGCAATATATAATATTTTTTCTTTATCGTTCATTAATACCTGGTGACCACCACTGGTACGCAATCGTATTAATTGATCGTTGCCGTCTTTGTCCCCATCGTCCATTACAAATGTATGTCCGCCTTTTCTCAAAAATACTATCTGTGAATCCACTGGAGATTGATCGCCGGGTGTAATTTTTCTTCCCGGGGTACTAATTCCATAAACATTACTTGGTGCTTCTCTCAAGCTACTTGAACTAATAGCGCCACGTATTGGGTCAGAATCAAGTCCTTGTACAATTAAAGTCATTGATTGAAACAGATGCGGGGGCCGAAGTGCATTTTGTAACCCGTCGGGTGCCAATGCATCCGGGCTTGAAATTGACACTTCTGCCACTGGCAGTATGCTTGTTGTATTACGATATTGTGCTATGGGGCTATTACCATAGTTTGGTGTTTTATCATTTCCGGCAATATGTCTAGCATTTCCCGGCACCATATGATGGCCGGGAGTAGCCACCGGACAAGCAAACCAATATCCCTTATCTCGTTTACCATTGATAAAAGTCACTAATACTGTATTGCCAATATCCGGTGGCACAAACCACATGCCGTAACTTTGTGGTGCTAACGATGGGTCACTGGACTCTAGGCCAGTATTAGCTGCTGCAGTAAGTCCAAAAAACGGACTAGCATATGATACTGTTAGTTTTCCGGCATCTCTACCAACGTCTATTGCTGATGCCAATCCACTTAGTGATGGTATAATTACTTCTAACTGCCCCGATCTAGAATTTTCAACGTGCCCCACTACTTCAGCTTCATAGGTGCCGTAGTTAAGTGTATACCCATCTTTACTCGATGGGGTACTGTCGGGGTTTGCCCCACTTTTTGCAATATCACTTGTGGCCATATTTGATTAGTTTCTCTTATTTAAGGTGCTGTCCGCGCAGACACAGAACCATCTTCGGGATTCCGGAACAGTCCGTTTGCCAGGGGAATACTAACATTCTGTCCATTGGAATTAACCCCGCTATTAGCGCCATTTTGAATAGCATTTTTAACGGCGTCTCTATTGTCAGTAAATGCAGAAATTAAGCTACTGTTTATATATCTAGCCATTTTTAAGTCTTGTTCAAATTTTCCGTTTATAAAAGTACTCTTAATTTGAAGTATTCTATATTCTCCACTGAATAAAGACTGATATGTATTTGGTTGCGGGAATGCCAATCCTTGGTTTCCGATACCTCCCGGTATATCTAAGTCTACGTCTATTGGCGAATTTACCTTTACTCCTACTACCACTTCACCAGTATCTGTTCTTATATGTCCATTCTTTGAAGAAAAACGATCTTGGTTCATTGAGTCTGTGCCAATATACTCTGTTGATTTATTGGGATCGGGTACATACAACCAATCGTCTTGTTTAATTAATACCGGGTCGCCAACTATTTTTAAATTTATCTGTAGCATGTCTCCGTTGAATCCGCTATACATTGATCTTACTACATCTGCACCAATTTGCGCTCTGGGACTAGAACCAATTGCTGTTACAGTCGGATTCGATGTCTCTGGCTTATAACGTAGTTGCGTCACATTTGGTGTGGTAAGAAATTGTGGAATTGCTTTACCTAATACCATGGTATTAATAATCGGCGTCTCAATGTTTAGTATTTGCTCATTTGATACTGTATTTTTACTGATAATATTACTTGCTTCTAAATAAGGGTATGCTAACATAGCAGCATAGTATGTACTTTTAAAGTCTAGTTTGAAGTCTAGTATGTCTATATTTTGTCCTGTGTACAAATAGTTATAGTTTCTAACTTTAAAAGGACGAGCATCTGCTAATTGGCTATTTGTAGCAGGATGCGGCGCTTGCCAAACCGCATATTGGTGTATTTTATATGTAATTTGTACCGGCAACGTATTTCTACGATCGTCCCATACATACGCTTCTGTGCTCTTATCAATGTTTGTTCCTATATACTGTACTTCTGACAAAGTTTTAAACATTTTTAATATTGTGGCTAAATTTTGTACTTTATTGGCTTGTACTCGTTTAAGATCTGGAGGCCCAATATTTTGATCAATGGTAAAATAATCTGATTGTGCAATAATTCGAGTAATAATATCCGAGATAGCTGTTCCCGCCGGAAGGTGAAATGTTTTCTTTTCAAACGATATATTTTTAGTTGCTGGGTCGCCCTTGCCAAATTCTATCTGTGTTGAATCTGCTATATTACTGTTACCAATTTTATCATCAAATATAAACTTGATCGAATCGGCGTACCTGGCTTTGCCACCGGGACTGACTAGTTTTATATTCTCTTCTGTAATCTTTGTTGATAATTGTTTAAAAAAGTCATTTACTGTTTTAGCTGTAATTGATACATCGGATGGGATTGTTCCGTGTTCTGGATAATGTCCCATTGCACCACACGGCGCAAACGACAAATCATAACTTGATCCTTGCTTGTTCACATCTATTTTAATAGATAATATTTTTATAGGGAATCGTTTTCTATAAATTGCTGTTTGTGATGCTGGAATTTCGTTTCCGACATCATCGTATCCTTTAAAATCTATCTGTAGCATGTAAGGTTGTTGTGTATGATTGATATATTGTTTTCCGTTCCACGACGCTTCAATTATACTATCAACAAATGTGCAACCATACGGTTCAACAATCTGCATTTTACCCGTTATTGCATTAGTACTCTTGTATGTTTTACTGAGCCCAATATAGGTAGTAAACTCAACTGATTGTATATTGTAATTTACGCCAAGTGTATTTGGAACTCGTCGGTCAGGATATATGCCGCTATCCTCAGCTAATACAAAACTTGCAGTTTCAATATCACCAGCAAATCTAGTAGGATTAAAATTCATTGCGGCACCAACGTCCACTGACGCCATTAATCTATTAAAATCTTGTAAACTCAATTTCCATAAACTAACATTATATGTATATGATGCAAATTGATGTAGTGGATTAATTGCTGGATCTACAGGCTCTTGAGCCATTTCTCTAATAGT